TACTTAGAATTGGTTTTGCCTTTTTGGTGGGAGCATTTGAATTTTGGTGGTATATTAGCTGGTCATGATTACGTTGATGAGGTTAAAACCGCCGTTGATTTGTTTGCCGTAATTTATAATACGAAGATTCAAACAGTTGTTGAAGGCAGTTCTATATGGTATACTATAAAAGATGCATGATAAACTAAACATAGCAAATGAAATGCGTTGTCTTGACAACAAAGACAGAACTTTCTATGACAGTCTCACTGAAGAAGAACGTAAAAAGTATTCAAATTTTCTCATGATACGTTGGAGCAGTGCAGTGTCTGGTCCCAGTGAACTACAAGAATACTATTTGATTGCATGTAATCAGCGACTGAACAAACATTTTTTTGATATAAACAAGCATCCAAAACTGCAATGGTTATGTGCAACAAGTATTTCTCCTGGCATGGGAACACACAGACATCAATGGATTGCTCCAAAGAAAAAAGAAAAAGGCAGTAATACAAATAAAAAAATATTAATGGAATTGTTTCCAGCAATGAAACCAGATGAAATAGAACTACTTAGCAAATTAATAACTACTAAAGAATTAAAAACTTATCTAAAAGATAGCGGAAATACTTAATGGAATTACCAATACAAATTTCAGCTTCACAGTATGCTTATGAAATACTTGATCTTTATCAGCATTACGTAAGATACAGAAACTTTGGGAAACAAAAATATACAGAATATTTCAATGTACTAAGCAATGGATACAAGTGCCTGGAATATTACAGAACAGATGATATTTGTGCAGTGGAAGATTCTGTTATGTTTATAGATAGTTTGAAAGAAGGATGGCATGTACTATATAGAAGTGATGAGTGGCCAAAAGACAAGCACTATTTTATTTTAAGTTCAGCTGATTGGGATAGTAAAGATCCTTATTTTGGCTTGAAGATTAATTACACACTTTTATATTTTCCATATTTTTTATTTGAAACAGTGCGAACATTTACAAGTTTCAAACACGAGCTATTTTTTGCAAATGTAACATATAATTTTGAGTATCCAAAACAACTTAACTTTTGTTCATTTAGTGCTAGTGTAAAACCGCATCGTGACTATTTAATAAACAAAATATTGCCACAGTGTAACCCTAATAGATACGCAGTAAAATATGCAGGACAAAACTTTGGCGTTGATATAGAACATTTGGACATTGTACAAACTATAGATACTCCAGATACAGATCACTATCATACGCAGGCCAATAAGATGTTTGAATCAACACTAGGAAAAGAATTGCGTGTGGAAAGCTCACAACACATGCCTATTGACATTTTTAATATTTCATATTATACTATTATAGTAGAATCAATTTACATAGGTAATGTATTTTTTCCAACTGAAAAAATATTTAAAGCATTGATTGCAGGCATTCCGTTTGTTTGCATAGCAACACAGAACTTTTTACAACGTGTCCGAGATCTTGGTTTTCGTACATACAATGAGTTGTGGGATGAAAGTTATGATACAATTGAAGATGATGAACACAGATTTAAAAGTATAGGAGAATTAGTTATACAACTTGAAAACTTTGATTGGAATGCCAATAGACATAAACTAATAGAAATAGCAAATCACAACAAGCTACAAATGACACATACATCAGAAATATTTGCTGATTGTTTTCGCAAGATGGAATATGAAATTGAACAGTACAGAAACAGTAACATATAAATGCAAATACTGTGAGCGTGAATTTAGGAAAGAAAGCACACTTGCAGTGCATCTTTGTGAACAAAAACGCAGATGGCAAGATGAAAAAGAAGTTGGTGTACAAATTGGTTTGCAAAGTTATTTAAAATTTTATACCATGACACAAGGCAGTGCAAAATTAAAAACGTATGCAGACTTTGCAACATCACCATATTACAAAGCATTTGTAAAATTTGGGCGTCATTGTGTTGCAATAAATGCAATTAATGTAGAAAAATTTGTTGAATGGGTTATAAAGCAAAATAAAAAGCTAGATCATTGGTGCAAAGAATCAGTGTATGATGAATACTTGCAACAGTATATTAGGCGAGAAGCACTACAGGATGCACTTACACGTGGTATTGAATACACAATAAAGTGGAGTGAAAAAACAGGACATCCTGCACAGGACTTTTTGCGTTATGGTAATGATAACACAGTAGCATTTGCTATTAGCACAGGACGTATATCGCCTTGGTTGATATATAATTCAGAATCTGGACAAGCATATCTTGCAGATATGAATCCAGATCAAACAAAAATAGTATGGCCTTGGATTGATCCAGACTTTTGGCAAAAAAAGTTTAAGGATTATCCAGCAGATCAAACATACTGTGAAGAAATACTTAAACAAGCAGGATGGTGAGGAGAGAAAAATGGGATTAACAAGACCTAAAGCAGTACAAATGGAAAAACCAAAAAAGAAAGATGATCCACATTTTTGGGTGAGTCTGGTAAAAAGTGCAATACGAATTGGTGCGTGTTACATGTTGTTTATTGGTAGCATTGAAATGGCCGCAGTAACACTTGCAATAGCAGAATTTGCAGGTATAGGTGAAGAACTGGTATAATGAGTGCAGATGTTGATATAGATTTTGCTGATAGGCAACAAATCATTGATTTAATTCAATGTACGCCAGCACGACAAAATGCTGAAGGACGTAAACACAACAGTGGTGTCTATGTTACACCAATACCAGTTGATGCACCAAACGGTTGTGCAAGTATAGATTATGAATACGCCGAACAACGTGGATACTTTAAACTAGATTTGCTTAATCAGAGTGTNTACACATTGATAAAAAATCAAGAACATTATGAACGTGTATTGAATAAAGAACCAGAATGGGAAAGATTACAAGATAAACAGTTCTGTGAACGTATAGTGCATATAGGCAACTACCACGATTTGCAAGTAGCAATGAAGCCTAACTCAATACCTCGTATGGCGGCGTTTATAAGCATTATACGTCCAGGCAAAGCACATCTTCAACGCAAACCATGGACAGAAGTATTTGAAACTGTATGGGATGGAGATGATACTACTGGTTTTGTATTTAAAAAATCTCATGCAATAAGTTATGCAAAACTTGTTGCACTACATATTAATCTACTCTGCGAACCAGAGTAATACTTCTACGTTTTATTTTCTTTCTACTAAGTTCTTGTAAACTTGTTGTGGGGCCTAATATTATAGTAAGGTCTTTGTTTATAAAAGTTTTCAGATACGGTTTAAATTGATCCCAATCGTGCTTTAAAAAAATATTGATAGGAATGCTACGATTGGATTCCCACCACCACTGGTTTGCAAATTCTAAGAAATCACGTTTTTGTTCTTCATTAACAATTCCGCCAAAGTCATAAATGGTTGTAATTTGGTCATCTCTGTTTTGAATCACACCAACGTATTCATTTCCAGCATACGTGCAAAAAGTAATAAAAGGATATCGTTCTGCGATTTTTTCGAATAGCTCTACGCCCATAAATACCTAGTAATTGGAGTTAAAAATAAATGTATTCTACCACCGTATATTTATATCAGCAAAAGCAACAGGTGTTAATACCTGACACAAGCGGTGCGTACTTTGATAGGAGATGGCAACCAGTGTATGCAAAAAAATTAAAAGTCAACAGAGGCGTTGACAATGTAATATTATTTGAATTTATTAATCAAGATCAAAAACCTGTCAACATCACGGGTAGTACAATCACATATCGTATGATGAGCACAGACGGAGACGAATTACTAATAGCAAAAGATCTAGTTCATTTATCAAGTTCACATGGACGTGCAAAAGTTACACTTACAAGTGAAGAATTAGATATAATTGAAGAACAAACTGCTACGTATAGTTTAGAACGTGCAAGTGGGAACTTGTATGAAGCAGTATTTACGGATGCCTATAGTGCTGGAAGAGGACAAGTAGACATTGTTGACAGTGTATATCCAGACTTTGTTGAAAGCAAAATACTTGAAGTTCCAAAACCTAACGAAGTTCGAACTGCCGCTAATAAAAACAGAAATTATTCAAGTATGGCTTACACTGCCAATAATACTCTTACCACATTTCAATTAGATTTTGATAATTTTACCGGAAACGTTGTGGTGCAAGGCAGTGAAACACAGATTGGGCCAGACTGGTATGAAATTGGTACTCAGGTTGTCTACGGAAATCAGAACACACGCAGTTATATAAATGTTGATGGTAGACATAATTGGATGAGATTACAGATTAATCAATACGGACTAGGTGGCACAGGTGCCACTGCACAAGTTGCAAATGGTTCTGTCACTGAAATAAGCACTG